CTAAACCAGATTCAAGTACTTTAACTTATGAGTTTATGCCAGCAATTGGTAGTTGTAGAGCATACCACATTATAACTGCAGATACAAGTTCATTCTATGTTGATCCAGATGCAGGTGGAGTAAGTTACTTCTTATCAGGTTCTCGAACTTTAACATCATGGCCTAGTGTAGATTATGACCCTTATTTTAATAATTGTTAAGATATGAAAAATGTAAACAAAGTACTTAAAGATTATGCAAGAGTTTTACAAGAGGCTCTAGTAGATGGTATTCTACAAGAAGGTCTTTTGGGTACTGGTGAACTTGGAAGAAGTGTAAGAGTAAATTACGATGAAAATAAAGAAGTATTTTCTATTCAAATGGAAGATTATGGTTTCTACCAAGATAGTGGTGTAAGTGGTATAAGAAGAAAACAACCAAGAAACGCAGAATCTCTTTTTCAAACTGGACAGTTTCGTTCAGAAGTTATAGGTGGTTCACTTCCTTTTCCTGCTAGAAGAAGTATTGCAGAGAAAGGTTTTAGACCAAGACCATTTATCAATCCAGCAGTAGAAAGAACATCTGCTAATTTAGAAGGTCCTTTAACAGAAGCAGGTATAGAAGATATAGATGAAATGGTATTAGATATATTTAAACAGAACGGAGCACAAGTATAATGGCAATAACAGTAAATCAAGACCCATCATTCTTTAATGTTACAAGTAACCCAGTTGTATTTGTTGCATCATCAGATAATACTACCTTAAATCAATTTCAGTATGTCTTTGATGTTAGAACTTCACCTGATAATACTTTACGAGCTAGAATAAAACAATATCCTAATCCAGATGGTAGTGCGGTAGTTGATGTATCTCATGTAATGAATGATTATATTACATTCGATGCAGATAACTTTTTAAATACTGGTATACAAGATGTATTTGGAAAAGAATACAGATACTTTAGAGTATTTGTAGGAGAAGAGTATGGAACATCACCTTCATCATCAGTAACACTTTACGATGGTTTAGGTTCAGTAGGAGACCCTGCAGTGACAGGTCCTAATGCAAGAGGTAACAATTATTCTGCATGGGCAGGTGCAATAGATATTACACCTGGTATTACTTCTTCAACTGGTGGTTGGAACTTTGGTGATTACTATGGAACTGGTTCGATAGATTATCTTTTAACTAACTTTCGTTCAACAGATTTAGGTGCGTTTCCTACAAATCATAAAATAGGAAAAGAAGATTATTCTCTTTTACCTGCAATAGATTCTAATACAAACTTATCAACACAGACTACAACTGTAACTCTTTTTAATGCATCAAACAATTCTGTTGGAGGTGCAACCTTAGACCCAACACAAGCAGGGTTGTATATAAATTATATTCCTGCAGGTCCACAAAACTTTTTAGATGCTGGTTTATTTACACAATCACAAATAAATCAAACCGCATGGTATAGTATAGTAAATGCAGGTGATACAACTAATTTACTTAAAACTTATACAGTAGAAGAATGTAATAACAACTACGAAAGAAGAAACTTTATGTTTATTAATAAGTGGGGTCTATGGGAATCATATGGTATGAATACTCCTTTACGTCAACAAAGTGCTATTACTAGAGATGAAATGAAAAAATCAGTAGTACCTTATTCTAGTACAACTGCAGTAAACTCTTATAAGTTAAGAGGTAGTGAATATTATAGCACAAGTATATCTGATAGATTCCAAATTACAACACCATTTGTAACTGGAGATGAATCTAAATTTATTACTGAACTAATTGAATCACCACAAGTTTACTTGCAAGTAAATAACTTAGATATGGGATTAGGAAGTACTATAAGTAAAACATTTGTACCTGTACAAATAACAAATTCAGGATATACACACAAAACATCAAACTTACAAAAGTTATTTCAGTTTGATATAGAATATAAGTTAGCGAATCAAAGACCAGGTAGATAGATGCATCAAAGTGTAATAGTTAGAGTTATATGGGATAATACAACTTACGATTTGGACATTCAAAAGGATGTCCCTTTACGTTTAGATGTTAGTGCAGTAGAGAACACCGAAATTGGTGATTTCTTTGGTGTAGGTTCTCAAACTTTCGAATTACCAGGTACTAAGGATAATAACAAGTTCTTTAACCACGCATATAACATCGGAGCAGAGGATATCCCTGGCTTTTCCAATACAATTGATGGTATGGTTGTCGTCAATGGAGATACTGTCTTAAAAGGACAATTTCAATTATTGAATATCATCAAAGATGAACGAGGATATGTAAATTATAAAGTACAGATAACTGATGAAACAGTTCAGTTTAAAGATGCAATACAAAACAAACTAATTACAAATGCTGATTGGGATGATTATGAACACACACTTAATGTAGCAAGCATTACAGGTTCTTGGCAAAATCAATTATTAGATGGTAAGGTTTATTATCCTCTTGCTAATTATGGATATGATGACCCAGAATCACAAGGTAACTATCCTCAATTTGCTTTTAGTGGTACTGGTAATAATGGTAATTTCTTTAATGTTAAAAACCAACCTATACAACCTGCACAATTCTTACCTGCAATTAAAGCAAAAGATACCCTAGAAGTAATTTGTGCACAAGCAGGATTTAGTGCTACTGGTGATTTTATCAATAGTGGTTATTTCTCTAATTTATATCTTCTTCCAAAAGCAAAAGAAGGTATTGGTATTGTAATTAGTGGTTCAGAAGAAGCAACTGGTTACGCGATAAACGATTACAATCAAGTAGTACCTGCACACTCAGGTGGTGCAGGATTTACAACCTTAGACCCTCTTGCGTTAAATCAAGTTGTAGTAGACCCACAAAACAAATTCTTTGAATCTGGTTCTGAAGGATATGGTTATTATCTTGCAGATGGTAATGGTACATATGAAGCATCAGCACAGATTGGATTCTTTAATCCTGTCTCATTTGGTACTGCAGTAGTAGAAGTAGAATTGTTTATAATCAGAGGTACTTTCCCTTTTAGTGGAACAGTAGTTGATTCTGTAACACGAGAGTTTCGTTCTCAAGATGGATTCCAAACATTTACACTTAGTTGTGGTGGTTCTTGGAATTCTACATCTACTGAAGATGTTTGGTGTAGAGTAGGATATAAGACAATAAGTGGTACACCACCTAATTTAAATCTTTTTGGATTTAGTTCTAAATTAGAAATAAATAGTGCACCAGAAGTATATAATAACGCAACTGTTAACATGGGGTTACAGTGGCCAGCAGATGTAAAATCAATTGATATTGTTACTGGTATAATGCAACAATTTAATTTAGTTGCAATACCAAGTACAACACAAGATAAGACAATAGAGTTTTTCCAATTCGATGAATGGATTAGAAGTGGTAGAGTAAAAGATTGGACAGATAAGTGGGATACTGCAGTAAGAATAGATATAAATCATACAGTAGATGAAGAACCACAACAGTTAATCTTAGGTAATGAAGATGATGCAGATAGATTCTCAGTAGAAGCAAAGGAATCAGACCCATTCTTTCAATATGGTACTTTACGAATTCTTGCAGATAATAATATTTCACAAGGTTCTAAAACTGTAAAGAACGCATTTGCACCAACAGTACTTGGTGGACCTTTTATTAGTGGTTCACTAACACAAGAAGGAAACCCTACAAACAATATTGATTTAAGTTCTAACTTTGCATTCCCACACTTATATAAGTTTGAGAACAACCAATTAAAATCTTATAAGTTTAGAACAAGAATAGGATTTAAATCTAACAACACATTTCCAAGTGGTTCAGATATATACAGATTATCTTTAGGAACTGGTGTAAGTGATGCTGTTTTAATTAGTGGTTCTTATGGTACTTTATCAAATGTAAATGGTTTACCTGCAGTACCAGGAGCACCTGATTTACATTTTAACAATACCTACTTTAAGTTCGCAGGAGCTGGTTTAAATTTAAGTAATACAACATCTAACTTTGATACCTATTGGAAAACTTACATAGATTCTTTATATTGGGAAGGTAACAGAAAAGTTACGTTAGATATTCTTTTCTCACCAGAAGAATATAAAGATATACAATTAAATGATATTATCTTTATCAAAGACCAAAGATATAGAATAAACAAAATAAAAGGATTCAACTTAGTTAACAATGATGTAGTTACAGTTGAATTAATTCGTTTATATCCTGCATACTCTGGTCAGATTGATTGTGATATGAACTTTGATTTAGAATTAACAGATGCATCATTTGATTTTACTGCAGTACAAGGTGGTATTGCTCCAACTCCTACACCTACACCTTCTCAGACTCCTACTGCAACACCTGGTCCATCTCCTACACCTACTGGTACTCCTGGTCCTTCACCAACACCTACCGCAACTGCAACAGTACTAGGTTTAATTGGTGGTGAAAGTGCATCAGTATTCTTTGATTTAGAAGATACTGTTAACTGTTACGCAGGTGGTTCAACAATAACTAACTTAGGTAATGCAACTCCAACTTGGGATGTTGTTGGTAATTGGAATTACAATACTAGTTCTCTTTACTTAGAATCTATGGGTACATCATCATTTGAAACAGCATCTGCAATTGTTAATCCTGATGGTGATTTATCTCTTGGAACTAATGGTGAAAAATCAGCAATGATGTTCTATTGGAAAGCAAAACAAAATTATGGTACACAAGGATATGAATACTTATTTGGTTCATCACCAGACCAATCAGAAGAAGTTGGTGTATGGGATACTGGATTAGGGAATGTATTTAGATACTTTAAGAATGCAAACAAAGCTATTACTACAATAGGACCTGATGATTCAATAGGTGGTAATAACTTTAAAGATGATTTCAATACGTTAGTATTTGAATTTATTGCTAATCCAGGTCAAGGTCAAGGTATCGCTAATATGAAAATAAAATCATCTCTTGATGATTTCGCTACATCTTATCCATTTAGTGGTTCTCTTGCAGGATTCTCTGAGTTTGATAATATCTTCCAACACATGGGACAGTGGAAGAAATTTGCTATGTTTAGACGTCAAGAGTTTACACAAGACCAATTGAAATCTATACATTGTTACTTTGAGAATGAAGTAGGATTAACAGTAGGTAACCAATATTACTGTCCAGGTACTGTAACACCAACACCAACAGGTACACCAGGTTCATCACCTACACCAACTCCTACTCCTACACCTAGTAGTACACCATCTGGTCCTACTCCTACTCCAACCCCTACTACAACTGCTGCGTTTGCAACTAGAGCAATTGATGGTTTCTATAACATTGGTACTTATGGTCCTTGTTTTGAATCAAGATTCCCAGGACCTGTTTACATAAACTCACAAGTAGATTATGTACAAGTTGGTGATGTTCTTTACGAAGATAGTGCGTTAACTACTCGTTTATCTGGTTGGACTAATTTATTAGAAACAGATACTGGTAAAATGTGGTTGTTCGAAGCTAGTGGAGTAGATGTTGGTTTAGTAACAGATGAGGTGAATGGATGTCCTACACCTGTACCTACTGCTACACCTGCACCAACACCAACTGCAACCTCAACAGTTTATACTCATAGTTTAAGAGCAAGAACATTTGTTGATGAATTCTTCTGTAATGGAACTTATACTTCTACAAGATATACAATCGGTGGTGCTACACTTTCCGAAGGTGACCAAGTTTGGACAAATGCTTCTCTAGCGAATAGAGATGGTTATGGTTATTACTATGAGTATTCTACTGGCAAGTATTGGTTTAAAGAAGGATTCTCTTTTGGTGTAACAGAGGTATCTAACCCATGTCCTACTCCAACACCTACACCTACACAGACTGCTACTCCGTTACCATCTCCTACACCAACACCAACAGTTGATTTAAGAACTTATAGTGGTGGAGCAGCGTGGAGTAACTATAATACAATCTGTGATGGATTTGGAACTGATGTAACACTTTATACAGATGGCCCAATTGGTACTGGTTCATATATGTACGAGGATAGTTCTCTTACAAACCCATTTGATTTTTATCAGTACTTTATAGATGATATAACAGGTATTGGTTATCAGTTTAATGACCCTAATTCATTTGGATATATAAGATTTACTAATTCTAATCCTTGTCCACAACCTACTCCTACACCAACTCCTACTCCTTCGTTCAATACGTTCAACGCAGCGTTTACAGATATTACATCATCATTCTGTAACGAAACTAACCAAGGATTTGTAAGAGGAACTTATGGAATACAAGGTATTGGTAAAACAATTTATTGGGAAAATGGTACAACTAAAGCACAAGGTTGGGATTACTTTAGAAATGAAGATACTGGAGATATTTGGGAAGTTGATGATTCAACTGCAGAGATTACAGGTTTCTATGGTACAGTAAACTGTCCTACACCTACTCCAACTCCTACACCTACTGCAGCAGGACCAACACCAACACCAAGTAGTACTCCTGCACCTACATCAACACCAAGTCCAACTCCTAACTTCCAATCGTATGCGGTTGAACCTTGTTTTGGAAGTGGTACATTCTATTATAGATACGATGGTACATTACCTTCTAATTTCTTCTATGATGGACAGTGTTATAGAGTTATAACAACAACAACGTATTTTGATACAGACCCAATAATTCCAAATGATTTCTATTCATCATGTAGTGATTGTGATTTAACTAATTAAAGATAAGATATGGCATTATATACATACACATTGGAACTAACACAATTCGGAGGAGATTCTGGACCAAATTACAATGTCTATTATTCAACAGATTGTAATACATACACTTACGCAGATACTGTATCTTTAACTGGTCTAGGTTCACAAGTAGAAATAGAATTAGAAGAAACTACAACTTGTGTAAAGTTACAATCTATTGGTGAATTTGAAAATGAGGTAATTAGTGGTAGTGGTGTTCCTACTCCTACTCCTTTACCTATAACTTATCGTGTTACAGTAGAAGATAAAAACTCTACTGGTCCTAATTATAATATTTTACAAGATACTATTGGTAATGGTACGTTTGATAGATTTGATGTAATTAATTTACCAAATGAAGGAGATAGTGCATTGATATATCCTTCTTCTAGTGCTCTTGCAATACAAGTAGAATCTGTTGGTACTTGTGATACAATACAGACATTTAGTTTAGGTTTATTACCAACACCTACCCCAACACCTACTCCTACTCCTACAGGTCCTACTCCTACTCCAGGTCCAACAAGTACACCAGGTCCAACTGGCACACCTACTCCTACACCAAGTGCTACACCAGTTCCAACTAGTGCAGCAGTTAATTGTCAAGGATATCAAATTAAAAACACTGGTTCTCTTGCAGGTTCATCATTTACATTTACAGGTTGTATGGATTCTGTTGAATATACATTTAACAATGTTCAAAATGATGCATACTACATTGTAAGTAAAACAACACCAACAACTAGTGGTGATGCATATGTAGAAGGTCCATTTGGATATAAAGAACCATGGAATGGATTTACATCAGGTTCTTGGGATACAACAAAAGTTCAACCACTTGATATTAGAACTGGAGTTGATAGAGCAATTGTACAATATTACGATAGTGATGAATGTGCGTTTGTAACTGCTTCGATAGATGGTAACTTTACTCGTATAGATGTTAACGCGGTTAGTGGTTCTCAAATTGAATTTGGTCTACCAACAGTAAATCGTGGTACAGTAACAACTGATGGAACTTGTTCTATACCACCACCAACTCCAACCCCTACACCTACAGCAACTCAAGGATGTTTTACAATTAACAATTACGCATCAGCATTAAATGCACAAGATGCTTGTTGTACTCAAGTAAGTTTTAAACCATTGTATTGTGATGCAAGTACGATATCACAAGTAACTGCAGTTTATACAGATTCAAGTTGTTCAACTCTTAAGAGTGGTGGAACATATCATACAGTTGATTTCAGTAATTACTACTATTGGACTGGTGCTTCATTCGTAGGACCTACTACTTGTCCAGCTTGTCCATAACCACAATATATATTCATATATAATATTATAAACAGTAGTATTATGAGTAAAATATTTGTACAAATAGCCTCTTATAGAGACCCAGAACTAGTACCCACGCTTGAAGATTTATTAGATAAAAGTGATACACCAGAAAACTTAAGAGTGTGTATTGCATGGCAACATTCTCAAGAAGATGAATGGGATAACTTAGATAAATTTAAAGATGATGATAGATTTATTATCTTAGATATACCTTATGAAGAATCATTAGGTGCTTGTTGGGCAAGAAATAAAATACAACAAGAATATACTGATGAAGAATATACACTACAATTAGATTCTCATCACAGATTCGTAAAGGGTTGGGATACTAAACTTATCACAATGTTAGAGAACCTTCGTAAGAAAGGACATAAGAAACCTCTACTAACTTCTTATATTAGTTCTTATGACCCGAAGAATGACCCAGAGGGTAGAGTTAATACTACTTGGGCTATGAAGTTTGATAGATTTATACCAGAAGGTGCAATATTCTTTTTACCTTATCATTTAGATAACCCACCATCAGAACCACTACCTGCTAGATTCTTCTCTGCACACTTTACATTCGCAGATGGTACATTCGCAACAGAAGTACAACATGACCCACAACTTTACTTTCATGGTGAAGAAATATCTCTTGCAGTTCGTGCATGGACATGGGGTTATGATTTATTTCATCCTAACGAAACTCTTGCATGGCATGAGTACACAAGAGTTGGTAGAACTAAACAATGGGATGATGATAAAGATTGGGGTAACAAAAACGAAAGAGCACATTCAAGAGTACGTCAGTTATTAGGAATTGATGGTGAGATTTGTACACCTTGTAATAAACAAAGTTTTGGTAAGTATGGTTTAGGAGATGTTAGAAGTTTAGATGAATGGGAACAATTCAATGGTATTCGTTTTAACGATAGAAGTGTACAACAAAGTGTAATAGATAACTTACCACCAGAAGTAAGAGATGAACCATTTAATCCTAAGTTCCGTCATCCAATAGAGTTTAATCCTAATCAACTAAAAGAAGATGATTATTCTTTCTGTGCAATTATCTTTGAAGATAACGAAGGTGGACAATTGTGGAGAGAAGATGCACCAGAAGCGTTAGTATCAAGTTGGAAAAACCAAGACCATGTAACTCTTTGGAAAGAATACAATGGACCAAAACCATATAAGTGGATTGTCTGGCCACATTCTAAATCAAAAGGTTGGGTAGATAAAATAGAAGTTAAATTATGAGAAACGTATTAACAGGTTGTGTAAACAATGTATCACAACATTTAGATAAAATAAAAGTATGGGTTCGTTCTTTTCAAGAAGTTAGTACTGATGAGATATGTCTTATTGTTATAAATCCAACAAAAGAAGAAGAAATGATATTGGGTGAGATGGGTATATCTATTGCACCTTATAAATTAAAACATGATGAGACTGTAAACAATGTAAGATTACAGTTAGAATGGGAAACTATAAAAGGTCTTAACGCAGATTATGTTTTAGTAACTGATGTATTTGATGTTATGTTTCAAGATAATCCTTTTACAAAGATTGTTGGTAAAGATATAACAGTAGGATGGGAAGGAGTAAAACATTCAGAAGAACCTTGGAATATGGATGTACTTCAAAAATCTTACCCACATAAAACAAACGATTTAAGAGAGTTAATGATTTCTTGCAGTGGTGTTATAGGTGGTAAGAAAGATAAGATAGTAGAACTTCTCCAAATGATGGATAAGATGACAATGGGTAAAGGTGGACACGATATCAGAGACCAGGCTGTACTAAACATTATCATTCAAGAACAAAAATTAAACATAACAACCTTAACTCCATCAGATGGTTGGGTTCTACATTGTGCAGTAGGAGGACCTACAAACTTTTATAAAGATTGGGGATTCCAACGTCATATGATAGAAAGATTCGGTGAAGCAAAGAATATAGATGGTATCATTACTACACAAGATGATAAAATTTACGATATAGTACATCAATTTAACAGAATAGAAACATGGAACAAACAATTGACAACACGATATTTGGTGTAAGTACTTGTCCACAGACACATAGTGGTTGGGAACATCATTGGAAATCATTTCCTTATGAACTCAATTGGATGTGGGATAAGAACGATGATAACGAAGGTAAAGGATTTGTTTACACCGAAGAAGAAATGTGTAAAGGTCTAGGATTTGAAGGTGGTGTTAGTAAAAAACATTATTGGAATTCTTATGGCAATAGAAACATTATTTGGTTCTACGCACATTTTAGAATGTTATGGTTTTTTAGAAACTCACCTAAAAAAGATTACTATTGGTTTTTTGATGATGATGTAACTTGTTCTGATTGGGAAGGATTTATTACGGCTTTTAAAGATAAAGATGATGATTTTATTTCTTGGTTTGTTTTTAGTAAAGAAGATTACAAGAAATTTGACATCAATCCTTTAGATAAAAGAACAACTTCAGAACATATGTGGTTTGAAAGATTTCCAGGCGATGGAGATAAACTACCTTGGTACATAGAACAATGGTATGGTTCATTCTTTCCAGTTGTCAGATATAGTTGGACTGCGTTAAATACTTTAGACCAACAGTTTAAGATAGGTTGGAGTGGTTATTCAGAAGGATTTGTACCTACAATACTAAATTATTATAAACATTCGTTAGGTTCCCTCTTTAATCCTGATGGTTCATCTAACTATTACGATGTAAGTAAGATAGATTTAAAACACAAACACCAAAAGATAGGATGGGAATGGATATAAAACCTGTACAGATAACTGCACTATTCGATATCGGTAGAGATAAATGGTCAAACTTTACACAATCATATGGTGGTTATATAGATTGGATGGAAAGAACACTATCAATTCAAGCACCTACCATCATTTATACTGAACAAAAATTTAAGGACAAGATATGGGAGAAAAGAAAACCCTATGATTGTGGTACTGAATTCGTTATAACTCGTAAAGAAGATTTGGCAATGTCTGCAATCTTATGGAAAGAGTTAAATGGTTTAATGCAATCTGATGAATTTAAAAAGAAAATACAATTTGATGTACCTGAGATGAATCAACCTTGGTACAATATAATGATGTTTAACAAGGTTTGGTGGTTAAAGGAGGGTAAGAATATAATTGATGGAACTCATTACATCTGGACAGATGCTGCATGTTATAGAGAGGATGTAAGTAAGGTAAACAAACCATTCCCTACTGATAAGATGAAAGAGAAACCTATTTTCTTTACACATCATGATAAAATTAGTATAGAAAACCCTAATCATCATTTAATGTCACAGATGCGGTTTATACAAGGAGGTTCTTTTGTAATTCCTAAAGAAAAGATAGATTGTATAACTGAAAAATATACAAAGAAGGTTATTGATTGTATCGATTCAGGTTATATTGGTTCTGATGAAAAGATATTTGATTTACTTTATGATGATGGAGAGATGGATTGGGAACTGATAAAATGTGGGTGGAGAGAATACTTTGAAAACCTTTAGTAAGAAATTATTCCAGATTTTCTACCTCTTGCTTTATAATCCATATCTATTTTCATTCGAGAAGAGGTTAAATAATCCCAAGAAAACTTTTGATAATGACCATTAGGTTTAAATAATAAATTTCCTATTTCTTTAAGATACTTCATATATAAAACTCTATGTTCTTCTGTTATAGGTCTCTGATGTAATCTTTTACCAGGTGTTGTGTAATTAGGAAAGATTTCTGGTGGGTACTTTAATTTTATCTTTTGTTTCTTCTCGTTATATTTGGAGTAGTTCTCATCTTTCAATAATTCTGATAAATCTTTAACTGTTGCTATTCCCATCGTTTTCTTTTTCTTTTATTACTTCTATTTGATTTAGACGGATAGCATCCATCTTCT